TTGTCTTGCGAGTGGAAGTAATGCACGGAAGCATTTAGCTTCTTCGATCTTTGAACGTAAGGAACAAGCTCGTTATTAAGCAGTTCTGCTTCTCGGCTTTCGATAGTTGTTGCGCCATCAAGATACTCTTTAATAACCTCAGTCCACCCGTCAATCGGCGTGAATGTCACAAGCATCTTGGAGTTCCGAGTAGCAAGACGGAATCGCATGGTATTTATCAACTCGGGACCAAGAAGATATTCGTCGAGCCATACGCCAATGTTGTGCCAGACTGGATTGCGAGAACCAAGTTCAGCACCTTCCAAAATCGTAGGGTTATTCTGGTATTGTGAATAAGTCTTGAAGATGATCTGTGAGCCGTTAGGAAGAATCAACGAAGAATCTGTAAATCCAGTTTTCTTCTTGTATGAAATATAAGCATTTGCGCTTGTGTATTTCGTCTTGAGATACTCAGGAAGCCATGCCCATACTGCGCTTTGTTGCTGACGAATGGACACCTCGGAAGTTTGCGCAAAGCAGAATATCTCAGAGTTAGGATTTTCTACGGCTGCACGGACAACAGAGAACGCACCCCATTGAGTTTTCCCGCTGCGATTTCCTCCTAATGCTAGGATTTCATTTACTTCTTTAAGTTGTTCCTCGGCTTTTACCCAGTGAGGCAAGCGGAATCCATACTGATACGGGTCTTTTTCGGCATTCTCAATAGCTTCGTGGTAAATACGATGAATGGATAACACCTCTTCTGGTGTCATCTGAATCAGCTCCTCATCCGTGGGAGGCTTTAGAATTTGATGTTGTCTCCAAATCATACTATTTCCGCTTCAACTACTTTACCTTTAGCAATACGGCTCCTTGCTTCGTTGATGAGATTGGCGGCATCGTCGAGACTTGCGCCTTTGCGATGCTCAACAACGGTTGTCGCCATGCCAGTAAGCTGTGCCGCTTTGTCTGTGAGAATGCCAACGGTGATTGCCAGCTTCTCAGGGGAGATTTTAGCAAGGCTATCAGGGTCGTCAAAGAGTTGCGTAGCTCGTTCAAACAACAAGTCAGTGTATTCTTGCGCTGCAATAGCGTAACGCATTGAGAACTCTTTGCGCTTTGTCTCTAGCGTATCGTTATGCCGCCATTCTAATTGGCGAATAGTCTCCCTGCCAACTCCAGTTTTCTTGGATATCTCAGTAATCTTGGCTCCTTGAGATAAGAGAAACAATGCTAATGCAGCCTTGTGCGGCGCGTAATGTTCTATGTTGTTCCGTGGCAGCAACTTAGCACGTTCTCTTACCTCAAGAAACCACTCGCTCTTGTCGGGACGATCATCGTAGTAATTGTCTTTCAGTTTCTGGAGTTGTTCCTCGCTCATGTTGGATGAATCAAATGCTATTTTGATCCGGAATTCAAGTTTTGTTTTCGCTGAAGATCAAATTTACGATTTAGTTCAGAAAATGTAGAGTTAGAATTTGCACGTTCCTTTTCCTCGAAATCTTTTGCTGCTTGCTCTAGCTCAAAAGAAAACTCTGGATCTTCAGATGCTTGTCTTGCAAGAAACGTAAGTCCTTGCCTTGTTTTAAATGCTGACTCAAACATTTTAACGTAAGCGTCATTTACATTGCCAGACATTGCATTTCTAGCAAGAGCAGACCTTATTCCATTGCTTTCACTTCCATTTGCAAGTGCATATGCTAAGAATCTATTTCTTGCATTTGTAGTCAATTTAGCGATAGGAGCAAAAGCACTAACATTCCTATTGCTTACAACAACTCTAGGCATTGTGCCTGTTTTATTAAGCTCTTTAAGTGTATTAGCTTGATATAGTTTTGCAAGATCATAAAGCGCAGTTCCAGAATCAGCACCAAGAATAGTGTTAATGTTTTTCCCTAATTCACTTGGTGCTTCTTTAGTCCCATAATCAGCTAAGAATTTATCAACGTCAAATAAAGTTTCATATGGTGGAGCAGCAGTAGGAGTTCCACCTTTGTAATGATCAAGAAATATTCTCATGAAATCTCCCTTGTAGAGATTTCTTGCATCTGGTGATGATTTGCTAAGCTGACCCATTGCTGTTTCAACGTTTCTAGTGGTTGCGCCAGCTAACACAGCTCTAGATATTAAATCAGGATCAATGTTTTCAAAATTACCATTTTTAGCAGCTTGAAATATTTCAGATGATACTAATTTTTCTTCTTCTTTTTTGAGTGCTTCTCTTTTGACAATTTGATCTGCAACTTGATTCCTTTCATTTTTAGATAATGCAGAAGACAATGCAGTTAAATCATCGCGGGTAATACTAGAAATCTTCACGCCTTTAATTGCCGCTAACTTTTCATTTAAGGTATCTAGCCCCCTAGCTACTTTACCAGAATCAGCATCAAATAATGTATCTAAGAATCCTTTATCATAATTAAGTTGAGTAATGTTTCCTTGCTTGCCCATGCCAATATCATTCAGATACTGAATCTGCATTCTATCTCTAATGGTTTTGGCAATACCAGGTTGCGTTGCATCCAAATCTTGAGCAGCACGAAGAACTCGACCCATTGTTTCTGGGTCTTTCATAGCAATCCTTACAACATCTCTTTGTGTTGCAACATTTTCTCCTCCAGCTTCTTTTAATATGCTACCTAAAGTATTTTTTTGCATATCATTTCTTTTGCCAACTGCTGCCGCTGTTGTTTGAAATTCGTTTGCAAGATTTCTTGTAACTCCATTTGCATCAATAGCATTATAACCCTTGAAAATTTGTGTTCTAAGTGCTGATAATTCATTTGATATTTCAGTTCCAAAAATATCTTTGGTTGATCCTCCAACTAGATTTTCTGATCGCAGGTTGCCATACGATTTAACTAATTCATTAAAGTCTTTGAAATTCAAAGGTCTATTTATAGATTCAAGATCTTTTAACTGATTAGTTGCATCTTGAATTTTGCCCTCTAATCTCAATCTTAAATTTGCATCTTTTGCGCTACTTTTTAGTTTTTGCAAACTTTTTAAGCTATTTTCAATCCTCTTGATTTCAATAGGCGCATCCCTTCTAGCCCTAAGACTATTTTCAAGTCCTGTTACTCCTCGATCATCAACGAACCCTGAAAAGTTTAATTCACGCTTAATTTGCGGAATTTTATCCAGCATTTCCTGTGCTGTTATTGAAAAACCAGCATTATCAGCTAGATCAGCCATTAAATCATATTGATTTCTAGTAAATTTTGCAGTTTCTTCGTCAAGTTGCTGAATAGTTCCCCTGAGAACTCCGCCAAGTTCATCAACATTAGCTTCTCCATATGGTTTAAGCAATCTTTGAACAGCTCCATCAACAATAAATTCATTTTGATCAGTGTTTCGAGCAATTCTGGTTACAAGCTCACTTCTTTTTTGTGCTAGATTTCGTGCAACGCTAGCATAATCACCAGGTGCAGTTGTTGCCATTTTCCTAAATGGATCAAATTTTCTTACTATGTCTTGTTGCGCAGTTCTCAATTTTGCTCCTAATCGAGTTTTAGGATAATCACCAGCAAGTTCTTGCGCTCCCTCTATTCCTTTAGGTCCAAATTGTGAACCAGCAGGAACTGCTTCTGGAAGCCCTTGTCGCTCAGCAGATTCAACAAATTGTTGTCTGAATGTGTTTGGTGTTCCACTTGGAACCCTAAATGCGCGAACAGCAGGAATTGCAACATCACCAACTGCACCAAGTGCGCCTCCGATGGCTGCTTGAGTGCCTCGACGTGCAACATTTTCTCCGATATTTTGTTCCATGCCAAGTGCTGCACGGGTAATCATATCGGCAGCTGTTCCCAAGCCAGCTTCCGTTGCTGCAGCAGTAGCAGTTCCAGCCATTGGGCTTTTTGTAGCTAATGCTGCACTAATTCCAGCGGCTGTTGAGCCAATAGCAATAGGAGCTTCTACTGCTGCTGCTCCAGCAAAACCAGCAAGACCCATATCAAGCGTAGTAAATGTTTTGCCATCTTTAGTTTTAATCAAAAACTGAGTTTTACCACCTACGCTCATAGGTGTAATATTGGCATCTGGATATGTTTGTTGCAGATACTCAAGCTCTGATTCCCTAGTAGGCAATGCACCAACTCCAAATCTTACTCCAGTAGGCAGTTGTTCTGCCGCCATGCCGCCTTCGCCAACAGGTGCATTGAAAAGCTGACCAATAGCTTCGCGTTTTGTTGCCATTTGTTGCTCAACAGAAGGCATGTTATACATTGCTTCATATGATCTTGGCATACCCATGCCACCTCTCCCACCCATGTTCATGTAGTTAGGCGTAGGAGCAACAATGGGCTTCTCAATTTCTTTTCTGAGTCCGCTTATTCTTTCTAAATTTGGAGCTTCTTCTTCTGTTTCTAACTTTGAAAATTGATTTTGAAGAACTTTTACTTTGTCATAGAGCTTTCTGCCCAAATCAACATAAGACTGAGCCTCAACATTTTGTCCAGCAGCAACAGCTGCTTGATATTTGTTTTTAGCTTCACGAATCCCCAGAGAGATTTTGCTTATGTCAGAACTAATTGATTCTTTTTGTTTTTGTAAATCACTCATCGATACCTAGGTCTTTTAGTGCTTGTTTAGTTTCATCATCTAATCCTGTATATGGAGTTTCTGAAGTTGGGATTGACTTGAATGAATACTTGTCAACCTTCTTCTTCAAATTCGGGAAGTTTTTAAGCATTTCATTAACAGCTTTTCCTGTGCCATATACTTTGTCTAGGGTCTCTAGTGCCTTAATGTTTGCTTCAACTGGAAGCGATGGATCTCCAATTGCGCTTAGGTAAAACGTCAATTCCTTTTCGGAGTCCATGCCTTTAGCTCCCATTTCAGTAGCTTGTCGAATCACGTTAACAATGCTTGGACGCATTGTGTTAATTTGATCGCGTAATACCTGATCCTCTGAACCTAATGCCCTAGACACTGCTTGTCCTGCACTAGTTGCTGTTAAAGCATTCATAATGCTACTTTTTTCGCCAGTTACAGCTTTGCCTTTTGCGTCAAGTGTTGCATAAGACCCTGTGATTTGTTGCATGTAACCGCTGAAGTCAGTTTTGGCTTTTTCTTTAGCGTCAGACGGAATCTGAACTATTCTTGTTCCAGTTGGACTCGTAGCATCTGGAACTATTGCCTCTCCTTCTTTTATTTGTGTTGTAGGAGCTTTGTTTAAACCTCCTTGCCCATCAAGAGTAATAGAACGAATTGTTGTTCCGTCATTGGTAATTATTTCTTGTCCTTGCTGAGGTGCAAAAGGTCGTTGTCTAGTAGCATAAAATTTACCATCTGGTAATGGTATTCCTTCAATATTTTGTCCGCTTTTTACTGCTGCATTATATTCGTCCATTGTAATTACAGTCCCAGTAGGAGCTTTGATTTCATCTGTCGCAATATATCTAGGAGTATATTGTGGCGCAGGCTGAGGTCGCGCAATGCTCGCTGGAGGCGCTCCGACTGGTGGAGCTAATTGCCCACCAGCCATTATAGCATTTATAGCAGCTGCATCTTCAGGAGTCAGCGGTGGAAGAAGTGGATTTACATCGCCAACTGGAGGCAATGAACCTGGACTACCATCTACAATTGGAAACGGAATATTTAACGCTCCATTAATAAAATCAGCAGCGGAAGTTGCTCCATCAGACCAATCTTCTGGTGGAAGCCCTTTCCCAAAATTGCCTAAGTTAGAAATTGGAAGTTTTGTTTCAGGGTCATAATCTCTGCCATCATTACCTTTAAGAACATAGATGTCGCCTCTATCTGTTTTCTTTAATTCAGTCCCAGTAAAACCAAATGATGGAGCAGGTGGCGGTGCATTTTGAGCGTTTTGAATAGCCATTGCTTGATCTTTATCAAATCGACCAAACACGTTAGGAATCATCGCCTTGCCTTCATCCAGCAATGCTGCTTTCTCGATAGGGCTAAGATTAGGATCGTTGTATGATTTCAGGAATGGAGCTAGCGTCTCTTCAGCTGCTGTAATTCCATACGATTTGCCTAAAGTAATCGCAGCTTCAATAGACTTAGCAGATGCTTTGTTGTAAGCATCAACTTTCCTCTGCTCTTTCTTTGCTTCACCATAGTTCTGAATAGCTCCCCCGATACTCTGTCCTAGCCCAGCAATTCCCTGTGCTTGCATTCTAGCAGCATCAGCGAATCCTCCGAAATCTAGTTTGAATGACTCAGGGTTGATTCCTGAACCTAGCATTTGTCCTTTTCCGTAAGCTGCCATATTATTTAATTAGATTGTAATAAACTGCTTTGAATCCGTTAATTTCCTCAACAGCTTCAGGAAACACTTCCTCAACTTCTTGAGCCATAACGCCCATGTGAGTAACATTGTCTCCTTTATATTTGTAGGTATACACTGGTAAACCAGCGTCTGTCATACCGACTTTTTTAATGTCAGTTTTCAGTCTTCGATCAGATGCTGTTGCGGCTGCTTTTGCAGAATCTCCAATCAATCCCATAATTGCAGCTTGTTGCGCCGCTTTAGCCTGTGCATTTGCAGATGCCGCAGCAAGTTGATTAGAGCGTTGTGCTGCACCAAGGTTAAGTCCAACAGATGTATCAAACAACTGTGGTGTTCCTGCGCCGATTGCGCCAAGACCTGTGTTGATAAATTGCTGACCTTGTTGATATGACAATGGAGCATTGCTAAGCAATCCTAGTCCAGGCTGCGTGTAGAATCCTTGAGCAACATTATAGGCATTCTGCCCTGCTTGTGCTGCCTCGGCACGCTTGCGAGCAAATACATCCTCTCGCCCCATAACCTCAGAAGCGATAGCTGCATTGCCCCCTAGTCTGCCAGCCGCTGCTGCTCCTTCACGGGCTGTTTGTTGGTATCCGCGCTGTTCTTGCGGACTAATCATCTGAGACGCTGCTAATGCCCTTTGTGCTTCATTGCTGAAATTTTGCACTACACCAGCTTGCTCTGGAGATAACGCTTGCATTAACCCACGGGTTAATCCTGCTTGTCCAGTCATCTGACCTAGCTCTGCTTGGCGAGCCTCGCCTAGCCCCGTGCCAGCTTGTTGTGCCGCTTGATTACTAAGACCAAAGATTCCTTGCTGCCCACCTGCGCCAGTCAAAAACGATTGGATGTCACCAAGGTTAAGACCTTGAAATTGTGGGCGGAATTGTTGCTCTTGAGAAAAAATCTGCGGCAGAGATTGCGACATTCCTGAAACGTAACTGCTAATATCTTTAGCAATATCCATCTTCGGAGCTTTGACTTTTGGTGCTGATCCCGTAATTCCTGATGCTAATCCCATAATTTATCGTAGTTTAGAGTAAAAGGTTTTCATGTTGAGTAAGCGATTCCGACTTGATCCTTTGAAGTCTCGCCGAAAAGCAATGTATTTGTAATTATCTTTGAGTGTTCGGAGTCCACTAGCCATGTCTCCGCAACATATTGTGACGTAAAGCGTATCTGCCTCTTCAAAGAGAACAGCATCTTCACTGTCATCGCTTTTTGAATGGAAGCAAAGCGCAAAAACATCTGGAGTAGAAACAACAATACCATGACACAAGTGCCAACCAATAAGGCTTTGAATGTCGATGTTTCTTGATTCATAAAGGTTAAGTGCTATGGCTAGGTGTGGATTCATCCAATAATTGCTACATTAATAAATCTATTTTCTTCATTCATGTAAATGTGCGCTTGATAAACAGTGTTTGCTTGTGTATTGCCTACTGTGTATTCATTTGCCGTAGTAGCCCATGCGCCAGGAAAGAATTGACCTGTTGCAATCGTAGCATAATCATCATTAGGCATTTCAGTTGCGAAATTCAAAACAATCGTATCATCACCAGTATCAAACCATGATGCTGTAGAAATATTTCCAGATGCTTGTATTGCTACAAACTGAGCAGTTACAGTGCCTGATGTGGAGGTTCCCGTGTGATTTACAACAAATTCATTTACATTCGCAGAAGATGTAACCGTGTATAACCCATCAGTCCCAGTGCCACTGGTAAAGTCTAATCTGATTTTGTCATTTGTTTTTAACCCATGACCCGTAATTGTAACAGTGGTTTCTGTTCCTGTTCTGACGTAATTTCCTGATTTGTATGCGCCAGTCCTTACTGAACTAACAAATGGATTTAATTTAGCCCATGCTCTCACCCCATAAACTGGAGCTGTGCCAGTCTGCGCTCCACTGAGCTTAGGTGCTGTTACATTGGCATCAAGAATCTTGGCAGTAGTTACATTAGCATCAAGGATATTGGCAGTTGCTACAGTAATTCCTACTGGCAATGCTTCCGATGCCAGCTTCGACAATGAGATTGCAGCAGTTGCGCTAATCTTTACATTGGTAATTACTCCGCTTGCAATAGCGTTAGCAGTAACGGAATCAGCAGCAAGCTCGTTTGAAGTAATGGTTCCTACTTTTAATTGACCAGCACCAGTTACTGCAAGAGTTCCTCCAGAAATAGCATCATTCGTAAAGGTAGTTTGGTCGATGATATTGTTCATCAACGTGCTGGTGATAACCTCGTTTGTTGCGAAAGTCTTTGTTGTATTTACTACTCCCATATTATTTTTGTGAGATGATTTGCCTGTTTGTCACAGAGCCTGTAACTTTTATGGACGTTATTTTAGGGGAACCAATCGTCCGTGTCAAGGTTAGCGTTCCTAAATAGCCCCTGATGCCTCCAAGACGGAAGCGAATGTTGCCAGTCTCGTCCTCGTTGGTAGATCCAGTGCCAAGCACTACGCCATCAAGAAACATAGTTGTTGTCCCTATGCTCTGATTATTGTCTGGATCTTCTGCTGCGAAGGAAATGTCATACTCTCCTAGACCACCATCGACACATTGCATGGTAATTTGCCCATCTGTGAAGCGTTTGCGGTCAAGATTGCCTAGCGCATAGCCCCTAGTTGTCAAAGATGACTGGATTGGGAAGCTGGTTGTCAAGCCAGCAGACACTAAGCTATCGTTAGATGTCTCTATTGCCTCTAATTCATGGACTCCACCTAGTGAAGTTACAGCATAAATGCTATTTCGCTCTGCTGCGCTGCCAATAATTATGTTCTTGATGATAAAATCACCAGCACCGAACGTATCTATAGACTCCCATCCTTTGTTTAGGAAGTTGAATATCAAGATACTATTGTTTCCAATGGCATCGTTAGCTCCAGCAATAGAATCCAAGGCAACAGCAAGGTAATATCGGTTATTAAACAGAGTTCCAACCGCCTCGGCAGCTAGATTCTTGTTGATTCTGTCAATATACGGCTGGATGTTTTTAGAAATAGGCTCATCTGCACCGCGAAGGTTGTAGTCATTTAAGAACTCAACAGCATACACACCTTCATCCGAAAGAAAAAACATAGCATTGCCTTTCATGACAACGCTTTTCTTAGCTAAGCACCCGACTTCGTTAGTCAGCGCAGTCACACGGGTGTCATTTAAGCTCCCAGTAGTGCCGCTAATAAGGTGCAAGCTATTGCGATTAAGGACAACTAGCTTGTCGTCGTAAAATCCTTGCATCGCCACAACATAATCTGCTGTGCCACCAGTAATTCGGAACTGATTGGCAATCTGATCAAACGTATGGCTATCTAAAATATCCGATACAGCAATCTCATCTGTGATGTTTCGATTTGTATAGGTAGCAACGTTATACGTGCCAGCAGGATCGTAGTAAAACGGAACCCATAATCTGCGTTGAAAGTAAATACCCCAAGGCGGGGCTGGCTGATGGATGAATCCACCACCTACGCTGAACCTACCGCCAAACTCAACTTGTAATCCACCACCAAGGGTAGCTAAGTTAGCAACTGGGGCAATAAAGGAAATGTTTGTGGTAGTTGCACTCAGCACCTCAAACGACTTGCCAGAGATGGCACTGAACTCAGGCACAGTAGTCTCGTAGATAACAATAGTATCTCCAGCAGCAATCGTTGTATTTCCTGTGACGGTTAAGCTGACAACGCCTCCAGATACGGAGCCGTTATTACCAACTGTGGTAAAGATTTGTGGTTGCGTGTAAGTGCCTCCAGGCACAAGCGTAAACCCAGCCTTCAACACGCCAGCAGTAACATCAAATGTCACCGTCTGCGAGGTTGTAAAGGTATAGGTAAAGACATCTTTGTCTGTTACCGCCAACACAGTAAACGTGCCATCGGCAGGAGTGCCACCAGTAAGCCCACTGACTACGATACTATCACCGACAGTTAATCCGTGGTCTTTCACACGCATTGTCACAGTAGTCGTTCCAGCTTGACTTGCGCTTTCAATCTGCCGACCATTAGGAAACCACTCAAACGCTTGAGACCCACCACGGAACAAGAACACGCGATCAAACGCTTGTATCATGTCAGTGTCGCTAGTAACGGATTGACTTGTAGGATATTTAATATCCTGCGTGGTGTATTCACTTTGATTACTAAGAGTAACTAAGATAGCCTTAGTATCCAATGCCAGCACGATGCTTTCTGAATTGCCTGTGTTTGGATCACTAAACAAGCAAGATGCTCGGACGTTGACGTTAGCGGCATCGTTAATTGGAGTTGTGGACAATGTGCCAGTCTGATCGCTGATGGATGTTAATCCAGCTACGGAATACGTCAGCGTATCAACACTAGCTACGGTCAACGTAAAGTCACCGCTCATCTCGACATTGCCGACGAGTCCAGTAATCCTTCCTAGTGCCGTGCCAGTCAATCCATGCGCCACTGACGTAGTAATCGTAACCACACCAGCAGTTACACTAGCGGCAGTAATGTTCTTAGCTGAATCAATCAGAAAGAACGGCAACTGTAATGGACTGCCACCACTCGTCAACGATCCTGTCCTAGCGACAATGCCTCTGCGTGGCTTCCAATATCCTTCCATCCTGCCATTCAGCGACTCACGCACCTCACCAACTTCTAGCTGGTTTAACTGCAATCGCTGATTCACACTAAGAAACCCGCCATCCCCATCTGAGGATTGCGCTTCGTCCATCGCACTACCACTCTGTGCAAACTGACTCATTATGCGTAATAGGCAATTACAACGCCGCTAGTTAATTCAATAAAATCAAATTTTCCACCAATGCCAATGCCTGCTGGCACAGTTACTCCAATTATTTCATCAAAATCATCAATGTTTAGGCTGCCAATATCACTAAACACAGTATCTGTAATAACTTGTATCCAGCGAAAATTACCAGTAATAAGTCCTGATGCGGAAGATATATACTGACCGCCACCTTGTCCTTGTAAATCGTAGCTAATAGGGCTGCTCATGCGCGTGTTTTATCATTTTGTGAGGATTTGTCAAGTAGCCATTTAGGCGTTTTTTCGGAGGGTGGGTAACCAATAGCTATAATCGTAAGCAACGCGCGCGCGACCCCCTCCCCCCGTTCATCCGAACACTACTCATGCAAACACTGCCCACCTGAACACTACTCACCTGAACACTACTCACCTGAACAGTACTCACCTGAACAGTAATCATCCTCACACTGCTCATCCGCACACCTAGCAAATCAAACGTTTGTATAAATCGCCCGCTTGATCTGCACCGGAACAGCAGCACCGCTCGAGACAGCACCGGGACAGCACCGGGACGATCGCTCGCATCACCGGACCGACAGCACCGCACAGCTCGAGACAGCACCGGCACAGCACCGGCACAGCACTGCTGAAACGTCCGTATGAATCACTCGCCCAACATGTCAGCCGCCACACTTAAACGCTCGCTTGAATCACTCGCTTGCATTGCCGCTACACCCGTGTGAAACACTCGCTTGAATAGCTGGCATGTCGTCCAGGTATCGCCACAACACAGAGCGTAATCTAACGGAAAAATTTATGCTTGACATGTTTTGTGATTGGTCATTATAATCAGTACACCAAAGGCTAGTTGCTAATGCACTGATGACATCCGTTACTTGCTTGCGATTGCCTCGCGTGTGTTGATGATATTCTTTCAAGTGAGTGAATAGGTTTCTGAGATACTTTCCACCAATGCTTCTACCTCGCTACTTCTCCCTTGATTCTCTCTTGATTCTCTGTTGATTCTCTCTTGAATTGACGCTTTACTCTCTGTTTTCCCCACTTATTGCTGGCAATGCTGAAAAAATCTCATGCAATAAACCTTTGAGAATCAACAGAAAAGAAGAAAAGTGAAAATAGTTGCTAAAATGTTGTAGACATTCCCTCTGAATTGGTTATCTTTCGCCTGTCGCCGCGATTGGTGACCACAACTCGAATATATACTTGAACATGAAAAATAACACTTACATCCTGCATGAAGGCACAAAAAACGGTCAACGCTATTTCGTAGCAGCATCTGGTTTCACTCGTGAATCACAAAACCGTAAAACGGGTGATATGATTCAGATCTGGATTATGCTCGCTGATGTCAACCCTGTCGCCGCTGTGCAGTCTGGTTTGGACGCTGTGACAATTTGCGAGGGTTGCCCTTTCGCATCTGGTAACGGCTGTTATGTTAACGTCGGCCAATCTCCTTTGGCCATCTGGAAATCATACCACAGCGGGAACATGCCAAAACTCATGCCAAAAGACTACGCAAAAGCATTTAGCGGCGAAAAAGTACGCTTCGGAGCGTATGGCAACCCTACTTTAATTCCCCTTTCCATGGTGAAAGCAATTGCCAAGGCTAGCACGGGTTGGACAGGGTACTTTCACAATTGGAAAACCATGCCTGCCGCCAAACGGAACGCTTACAATCAGTTTTTCATGGTCAGTACAGAAACAGCCTCGAGCCTCGAGCTTGCTAACTCCCTCCAATTGCGTGTTTTCCACGTCTCACCCGTACAACCAGCAAACACTGTCGAATGCCTAGCAGACTCTCGTGGTTTAACATGCGCACAATGCCAACTGTGCCAAGGATGGTCAAAACCTGCAAAAAGCGTTTGGATTAATCCCCACGGAAGTAAGACCGCCAAGGCATCGGCGGCAGCGATGGCATAACAAAAATCAACAAGCCACTGATGAGATCTAGGCAAAGATCGAAACACCCTGCGGGGTGTATGGCAAATGCCACACACAACATGAAAATGACTACTCAAAAAGCAATCCGCGCCCAATTTTGGGCTTCTCATCCCGCGCTAGAAAACCACGCTCGCAAATGGGGTATCAAAACAGCCCCACAAAACAGACACAATACAGACACGCGCACGGCATTTAGCGATTTTGTGGACTATCTTGCCAAGTCTGGCATGATCTCCGAAAAACTAGCGTCACGCGCTACCTTGTAAAACAATACAACACAACACACAGACAAAATGAAAACTACTGTCACAAAATCCGCAGCTATCAAGCACGCTCGCCAAAACGTATCAACGCTGTCAATCTTTGGGGGTCAATACAGATTCGCAACCTACGATGCGAAAATGAGCGCATGGTGGGAGCATGTCCCGAAGCAATTCCATGCTGCCGCTTTCGACCGCTCGCAGGCACTTATTGATGCCGCCCGTGACTATCTCGATTTGCCATGCGTGCAATATGACGGTGGTGCATGGACCGACTATGTTTAACCTACACTATCACAGAAACCGTACACAGCACAACACAGACCA